CGACCTTTCATTTTCTTTTTCGACTTTTTAGAAGGACCGGGGTTCTTAGCAACCAAACCAGCCTCACCAAGCTCCTTCTGAGGAGACATTCTAGCAGAATCGCCAGAACCACTAACAACAGCAGTGGTAGGTTGTGCAACACGGGAGCGAATACGCTTCGCTTCCTTTTGTCTTTTAAGCTCAGTTCGTCGATGACCAAGCCCAATAGGGTAGGGATCCGACGGACCAAGAACACTTTTCACAATCCGGGACGGCAAATGAGTAGCTGCTTCAGGACCAGCAGCAATTGAAGCCGCACCAGCGAAAAGAGGACCTTTTCCCGTTCGAGAAAATTTAACCAAGGTGTTATGCAAAGCCCGCTGAACAGCAGCAGAAGAAATCATTTTTCGCAAAACGAAAATATACGGAACAAAAGATTACAGATCTAACCGTATACGTTTGATAACTCTAACAACAGCGTTGCTAAACAAAAACTTGTGAAACACCTCATTAGCTTCATCAGGCCAATGGCAATTCACAAAATCAGACTCCTCAACAGTATAAAGAGAATGAATTTCAACATCCGTCTTATAGACAGACATCACCTCATTGTACGTAAAAATATCCAAAGGATCCGTAACATCCTTAGGACGTTTCAAAGCGTCCAAGTGGTTTAAAATCAACCACCGGATATACTCATGAATCAAATCACGAGCGCGAATGTCCATAAAGGACTCAATCCGCAACGCACAAGCACGCAACAAACTCCAACGAGCACTACGTGGGCATTTATTCCTATAGGCCAGGCTGCACATAACCTTTTCAAATTCAGGCACAGGCACAACCATTCCACTACTTAACATGTGGAATTGATGACTCAAAAAGGAGCAATCTAGAAGTTTTCTACTCGCAGGACTTTCATCCGCTTTCGAAGTAACTCCAATTCGACTCCAAACCTGACTAACTGTATGGGCATTAAACCAATCAACAACCAAGTTAGAACACGTCCAAGTGTTATCATCA